GGTTCGCCACCTTTTTTGCAAGTCCTGTGGTAAACCTTCTCTGGACTCATAACGCTGGCGACCAACACATACTCACTCGTGAACGGGACAGGCTCGCGGTTCCTCTGCTTCACAGTCTTCGGCCACTTGTCCGCGAGATCAAGCAGTTCCGGGAAATCTATCTGCCCCCGGAATTCATTGAGAATCACGAACTTTTGCTGCTTGTAGCCGTCCCACCACTCATCATTCAGGTTCTTAACGTAATGGGTATCCGGGTGAAAGTTCTCGAACGCCTTGTGCGACTTACCGGACGACGTAGGCCCGGTGTACCAGATACCCTTAGTCATCTCCTTGCGGAAACGGCCTCGCATAGCGATAGCCTCGAGACGATCAAAGGTACGCCCGTACTTATGATGGAACTCCGGATCCTGCACGCAGATATCGTCGCTAGTGACCTTCCCAGCAAATATCGCATCTCTCGCCTCCTTAATGTCCCCCCGGAAACCCGGGGCCGGGGGATCGCCAAACTTGCGAAGTTCCCCCTCCTTGCCGCAATACTCCTCGTTGTCGAGGAAGGAGCCGCGCATCGCCTTGACGTAACAGTGGGTCGGACCGAACATTGATCCCAACTGCTTCAACGACCGGACCCCCGTGGCTTTACGCCTGTGAAGGTAGCAGAAGACCTGATCGTGTTGCTTCCCCGTAGACGGGCAAGTCTCACGGCCTGCTGCGATGAACCTGAACAGCCCACCAGGAGCAGCGATCATGGCGGCATAATCGGTCTCGAGGTTCCAGTTGGTAACTACAAATCCGAGGCTCTGATGGGCTGGCATCTTTTACTACTAGCATAAGAAAAAAATTTTCTTAAAGTAGCTAGAAGTACTCTTAGGTAACATTGGTTCTAAGAGTACGCCCCCCCGGGTTTTTGTGAGTTTCAGCGGGCGCTCGCGCCGATGACCGGGAGGGGGGAGCAAAGCCTAATCCGGGGGCGCGCCCGCCCCCGGATCAGCCCCTCCCTCCATCGGGAAAAAAAAAAAAAAAGGATTTTCGTTTGGGCTGATCTTACAAGGACGCAGGTCTAATCCATAGACTTATGCGTGATGTCTAACTTAATGTCGTAACTAGGGTATATCGTGTTGCTGTACGCCACACTGGGACCTTGGTATGTACACAAGGCCCTGATCATGAGGAACACCCGGGCCTTCGGCTCAACGTGCGAAGCAAATGAATTCGTAACGTTCGCATCCCGAGGGACATCCTGGGTGTTGAGAGCCACTAGGTCATTCGAATGACCCCAGCGGTAACTGAGCTTCCTGTTGAGGTAAGCCTTGAAATCCACGTGCCGCATGCGGGCAGTCAGATGATCCTCACCGCTCTCCGGAGAATCCATAACGAAAGTCATAGTCTTCAGAACCTTATAGAGCTTACTCAATTCACGACGAGGACCCGTCTCAAGAGGCGAATAGCCATAAGGCTTTGCCATAGACTGCCAGAAGGCTGTTGCAACGTTGGAGCTGTCCGCGGCAACCCCGGGGACAACCTTCTCATCGAATTGCACGAGTTGGACGCACCACTTGGTGGACCGCTGCTGGGGCCCGTTGAAAACGAAAGTCGCATGGACCTTCTCCAAAAGCGAAGTTGCCCCAGGCCCACCCTCGATGTTAGAAGAGATAAGCTCCTTCTGAGTGGTCGCATAAGTGGGCACAGGATTGTAATTTATGGTGTTTGCAGCAGCACGCTGATCCATACCGGTCGCCGAAGTCGAAGCATTATTGACGTGGGTCGTCCAACCAACGACGCCCGTCGAGGTCTCATTAGAGAAATTACAATCGTAAAAGATGGCGGGGTAAAGAACGCCGGCCCCAGTCCCCTGGGGGACAGCAGTGAGGTCCCACAAATGAATTGGCATTCTTACCGCCGTACCCGCAAGACCGGACTGCAAAGCAGCCAGTGTGAGGGCGCCTTCCCCACGATTCCACGCGCCATAATTATGAACCGTGTAAACGGTCGTGTTGATAGTCTGTACGGAAAGCTTCTTAACGAGCTTCGACGTAAGCTGCCGCACTCCGTACTTGGCAGTTGACTTACGATAGTCCTGCATCCCTTGGTCTGCAGACGAAGACGCTACGCGAGCAGAGGGGCCCTCAGAAGACGACGAACTGCTATTTTTCATCTTCTTATACCGGGCTTTCGCAGAAGTCCACTTGTTACGCGCGTAGCCGTAACCAGCGCGGGCGGCCGTCCCTGCAATAACGGCGGCGCCGGCGCGATAATAGTCCGTACGGGACTTCGATGTAAGCTTCCGACGGGGAGCGACTTTTCTGCGAACAGGCATTTTAGAAACTTAGAGTGTGTTGGTGGTGTGATGGGGGGTTGGATACTCTCTGATGAGAAAATAATTTCCCCCGGGATTTCTGGATCCGGAAAGACCCCCGGGATTTCTGGTGTTTCCAAAACACCCCCGGGGTTTTCAGGGATGGGAACTTCGGCCGGGGCACCCCCGGCCTCAGTTCCCCCCGGGGTTTCCCGGGGCTCCAAGGTGACCACCTCAAACCGGCGGGTAAACTGCCCCCATGGTTCGCCACCTTTTTTGCAAGTCCTGTGGTAAACCTTCTCTGGACTCATAACGCTGGCGACCAACACATACTCACTCGTGAACGGGACAGGCTCGCGGTTCCTCTGCTTCACAGTCTTCG